GTTTCGTTCATGTGTATGGCCTCCGTGTTTCAAGCTTGGGTTCGGGCAGGTGTTGCCAACCCCAATGTACAATATAGTTAATTAAATGCCAGGTGTCAAGTGGGGAGTTTGGTAAAGTTTTGTTTACTGCGATAGTTAGGGGTCGTGTTCGGGCTGCGGCGGTTGAATCGCAGGGGTGATAACCCAAGTTGGATATTTTTAACTGAAATGAGTTAGGGCCTGATTGACAGGCCCTTATATTATTTGAGAGATTGAAAGTGGAGTTTTTCGTTAATGGTTCCTTGGTGTTCCCATTCTACCTTATATCCCTTGGGCAGGGTTCGTTCGAGGATTTTGACAACCCTTCTTTTCTCTTTGATGGGCAGGTCATTCATCCTTATATCGACAGCACGTCCTGTCTTGTGTTTGGACCACCTGTCATGTTTATCGAAGGAATCATGTGCCGAGATAATTGTGGGAGCGAAGTCTTCACCTAACTGGCTTTTGAAAACCTTGATTACGTATACTAGGCCATTTTCGAGGGTTGGGGTAAGTTCCATGGCAACCCCATGTATCTGAAAGGTGTTTTCCATGATGTAGTCATGGGTTTCACCCACCTGTTCAGGAACATTGGTTCGGAAGTCATAGTTCTCTTTCGGGGGTTCAGCGGCCTTTGGTGTATAGGTTTCCTCGACTGTTGGCTTATGGGACCAACAGCTATTAGGTGACTCGGGACGATAGGGGTCGAACACGAGTTTGTAACCTACGACAAGCATGATGAGAATCATGATTAAGCCGAGGATACATTTGAACAGGTTGAATAGGCATCCCATGGTGGACCTCCAATTGGATTGAGTTTAGATTTCACGTGTTGCTGCGACTTTCCAAGCGAGGAGAGTCGGGTAGCTCTTACGGGCTTCTTCCTTGGCCTTGGTATCGTAGAGCTTGAAGTTAGCGATAACGAATTCAGCTTCACGGAAGTCGTCTTCGGGGAGCTTGTTGAAGGGTTTCCCGATGAGAGACTTGAAGTTGCCAGGGACGGGAGATGCTTTACAGCACTTAACGAACCAGATGTTGTCCTTGTTGTGGCAGGACTCAGGGGTTCCCTTACAGAAGGTGTTGAACTGACTGATAGCCTGCTGTTTTGTATTGGCCAGTACGATTCCGTTGACGACGATGATGCGCTTATCCATGATTAGTTCTCCTTTAGATTGATGCTGAGGATGGTTGTGAACTTTCGTTTTTCCACTCGGTAGATAGTGGGTTTGAAACCAGGCGGAATCAACTTGGTGCATTTGAGGTTTGCAGCGATGTATTCCACCATAGTTTCAATGATGTTGTTATCGACAGGTGTTGTCTTTGGTCCTTTCTTCTTGAAGTTGACGATAAGGGTGAGAATGGAATGGTTTACCTTATGTTTGACATCTGCGGAGAGGACGGTTTCCGAGAATTTGGTGAGCAGGTCGGAAGCAACCTGGTTGCAGACCTTGTTGAAATCGATTGGTTCAATCCCTGTTTTGGCCTTGTTAGTAATCATGTTGATAACCTCTTTTTTACCAGTTGCGAGTCGGGTCACCGTCTTCGATGGATGCGGTTCCTGCATCATAGGTAAGACCTGTCGGGGAAGATTCTACGCCAGTGTATCCTTCGGATTCCATGTAATCTTTCGTTGTGGAGAACAGTTGTTCTACCTGTTCATCTGTGACATCGGGCACAAGGATGATATTCACAGGAATGCTATATTTCGACCTCTCCTCACGTGCGTGGATGCCTAGCTCGATAGAGGTATGGACGATTGCCGAGTGGATGCGGGAAATCGAGTTGATTGCGTATTGCGGAGCAGGTGCGCCGACATGGACATACTTGATTACCTTTTCGGGTTGGACAAGGATGTGGAGCTTTGTGTGGCCATCTGAACAGGGTTCAACCCAGTAGTCTCTCGCTACGTCATGGTCGAAGTCCACTTCCTGCTCTGCGATAAGGGTCATGTCAGCACGAGATGTGCCCTCATGGATGTCAATGGAATCGTAGTTTTCGGTTCCAATTTCTTCAATTACATCTTGTATCGTCATGTTGGTAACCTCGATTGGATTAGTTTAACTTATAGACATGGGTAGCGGAATAGGTATCGTCGCCAGTGGGTTCGCCGAACGGCATTTCACGGACCTTGGTGAAGCCGTTGTTTTCCATAACGTATTTGAGGTAGAGGTGGTCATGCTTCCAGTCACCCCAATGTACATCGACATTGACTTCGCCCTTGGGGTTGATGCCATATTCGTAGTGCAGGTCATTTTCCTTGAAGACCTTAGCAACTTTCAGTTCAATTTCAATTGGGTTTGCCATTTGATTCCTCAAAAATTATTAAATTTTTTGTTTACAGAAAAAATATAGAAAATTAAAAATAAAAGTGGGTCAGAAAAAATGTAAAAATTTATTTCCAGTCCCTGATTTTGTAGTAGCTGATTGTGTTTACAAAGGCCTCGGTGATACGGTGGTTATCCACCTTGTCGAACCCAGGCTGGCCGAGATGGTAGAGGCACAGGGCGCTGTCCCAGAGGGCTTCAACGATGAGTGGGCCATAGGTTTCCCAGCACTTGCGGTAGACGGCTTCGTAATTGGCACGGCCAGCCCAACGGCCTTTGTCGTTCAGCCATTCTTCCACCTGTGCCTTAACGTCGTTCTTGTCGAAGGTCTCAATCAGGATGCTGCCGCTTCGTCTGGCAAGCTCGTCGATAAGCTCCTCGGTTGGAACCTCTCTGAGCTTGTACTGCTTGTTAGGGTCAGGGATGTAAGTATGTCTTTTCACTAGGTTGCCTCCTGGGCTTGTTCTTCTGTTTTAAATATACCTAATTAAAACCTGAGTGTCAAGATGTTGTGGCAACTTTTTGTGTAAAAAATAGTTTACAACCCTCTGATGGGGACGGCGGGGAGAAGGTCAGGGGGTGATAACCCAAGTTGGATATTTTTGGAGAAAAAAGAAAAGGCCCCCGATGGGCTAGAAACAACGGAGTCGCCATGGCAACAAACGCCCATCGGGGGAGGAGGAATTACTTATAGAGTTCGGGGAACAGTTCGAGTTGTCCGTAGTTGTTCCTTTTGTGGAGAGGGGTTTTCTTCACGGGTTTCTTCTTGGTTTTCTTCTTGGTTTTGCCAGCGAGTGTTTTGAGCCTGTTGACAACTTCCTTGCGAGTAACGCCTTTGAGGGAAGCGTTGATAGCATCGCGGTCTTCGACGGACGTTCTGCGGACGGTGACGCGAACCTTGGTGGTTTCAGTCGGTTGGTAGGTGACTGTGGAAATCTTGGGGTTCGGACGGCGGCCACGAGACAGGTAGTATTCGGCGAACGTGGTTTTGCCGTACATGGTGTCCACTTCTACATCACGGGTCTTGATGTTGTAACCTTCTTCACGCAGGTTGAAGATGCAGGCGGAGAGGCGGGTGATGTGGAGTTTTGTGAACGCATCAAGGGAAGTGATTTTTCCGTACTTCTTGATGTATTGCAGGACTCTGTTCTTTTGGTTGTTTCTGTGTTCGGCACTCATGGTTATTCCCCTTTTTTGTTTAATTCAATTTGTTTAAGAGTTTCTTCGATTGCTTCGATTACCTTGAAGTCGCAGATAGCGAAGTCGAAAGCATTTTCGTCACGGATTTTGAGGGAGCCGTCGAGATAGACTTCGATAGGGGCGACCCCATCTTCGTCAAGATTTTGGGTTCGCCAGCAGTCGATGACCCAGCACTTCTTGTCGGTGTCGAAGTAATCGTGGCGAACTTCGGAGTAGAACGGATGTCCCTCACCTTTGGATTCATTGAACCACTTGGACATAAGGTAAACACAATCGTTGATGAAGCGCCTTGCAGTAAGTTGGGAAACGAAGTGGATTGCTTCGATTTTGAGCAGGGTTTCCAAATGTTTCTTGATGAACTTTTTGTCAATGCCGTGTTCAACGAGGTGTGCAACGAGGTCTTTTTTCGTGATGACCACCGTGTTGTACTTGGCTACGATAGAGGCATAGACAATATCGTCGGAGACTT